ACCGTGGCCGCAGGGGCGGCGCCGAAAGCCCCTTCCAGCTGCACACTCACTGCCCCATCCCCGCTACCGTGGGAGATCTTCTGGCCGTCCACGTCGGTGGAAGTAAGAGGCGTCCAGACGAAGGTGTCGTGTGTCAGTTCGTACTGGTTGTGCTGTACCGCTACGGTGGCCATGATTAACCCCTATGCACCAGTGCGATCAGCCCGGTGGCGGTGGTGCTGGTCGCGTTGATCTGCAAGTGCTCGCAGACAATCAGGGTGTTGGCCGCCACGGTCAGCAGTGCAGTATCGCCCGCCGCATTCAGCACCATTGCCACGTTGCCGGCGCCAGTCACGTACACGCCTTGGCATGCCCTGGGTTGGCCATTCTTGTACGGCAGCTGCGCCTTGTAGGTCGCCGCGGTGTCGTTGGGGGTAACGGGGTATCCCTCGAACTCGCCCTCGTCCACGCCGTTCGCCAGTGTTGCCCTCTTGTAAATCTTCGCCATGTCGTCTGCTCCTTAGAAAGTTATCAAGTGTACCCGGTCAGCCCGCGCATCACATCGCCGAGTGCGTTGTTACCGTTCTGCGTTGGGGTGTTGCCCAGCTTGTTGGCCGTGTCGGCTGCCTGGTTCGCCATCGCTGACTGCTGCTGCGCCGCCTGCTGCTGCGCGCGTTGCTGTCTCACCAGCGCTACCTTGTCGCTGGCCACGATCAGGTTCGGATCTACGCTCAACATGTCGCTGTACTTCTGCGCCCACTGGTCGGCGTCGAAGTTGTCCTTTACCTCCGGGAATATCGCCGACATCTGCCCAATGGCCATGGTGAAGCGGTCGATGCCGTTGGTGGCGATGGACTTTTGCGCCTGCGCCAGCACGGACACCAGTTCGATGTTGAGATCCTGCCCCTGCAGTTCTTGTGGCGGCGGGGGCAGCAAGTCGGCCGAGATCATGCGCGCGAAGGTGCGCTCTACCAGCGGGGCCAGCAACTCGTTGTGCAGCCGCTCCAGCACCGGGCCGATCATCAGCATCTTCTCCTCCTGCCGGGCTGCCACCTCTGTGGCCGTCATGCGGGGATCGTTGGGATTGTTCGAGATCATGCGGAACAGGTCGGCGTAGAATGCGCTATCGATACGCATGCGCACGTCCTGGATGTCGGCCAGCAGGTGGTTTAGATCCAGCCGCACATCGAACATGGACTTGACCCCGCCTGTCTGCGTGGCTGCGTCGTAGTACGTCACCCCGCCCGGCAGCCTGTCCACCTCCCTGTTCTTCAGCGAATTGGGCACCTGCAAGGGCGGGTTTGTCATGTAGTCGATGCCTTGGCTCTTGCGCAGTTGCTCCTGCTGCAGTTGCTTGACATCGCCCAGCGCCTCCATGGCCGGGCTGTTGCCGTAGATATCGCCTCCTGTCACCTGCCAGCGGGGAAACAATCCGGGGAACGTCTTGTACCCGGACTCGCGCAGCGGGGTCGGGCTGTCACCGTTCAACTCCCAGTACACCGACTTCCATGGCATGTTCTTCGCTGTGCCTTTGGACGGGTCGCGGTCAGCGCGCGGCTCGATCACATGCATCAGCGGCACCCATGCGTCCAGGCTGCCAGTGTCGTACAGGTTCTTGACGGTCTTGCTCACGTTCTCCAGACCGAATTCCTTGACAACCTCGGATACCGGCTTCTCGAACTCGCGGTACATCGTGCAGACTTCGCCCTTCCAATCCGTGGCGATGCAATACTCGCCGGCTGTCAGTGAGTGGTGATGGATCACGTTGTCGAAGTCGTCGGCCATGATGGCCCCGGCCGTGCCGAACGCGCCCAGTTCCTCGTAGGCGTTATGCAGCATGCGGTAGGTGTTGGACCGCTGGAAGATCTCCAGCATCAGCTGCGTGGCCCCGTCCATCCACACCTTGACGCTGTGGAACTTGGCAAGGTCAGGGTCGGAGGTAGTGAGGCGGAACCACGGCCGGGCTGGGCTGGTCAAGCCGCCCATCAAGCCGGCGGACAGGATGCGCAGCGCCCTGGTGCCGGTGTTGTCGTAGATCGCCCCAAACCGGCGTGTGCCACGGTTGCGGTCTTGCACGAAGAACCGGCCGTGGTGTGGCTTGATGTAGGCCGTGATCTCCTGCCAATGCGCCAGCCAGGTGGCCCGCTCCTGCTTCAGGCTGCCCAAGCGGGACAGCGCCTGTTTGCGGGCTTTGCTGTCTGGCTTCGGCGTTTTCTGCTCGTCTACCATGTCAGCCGCCCAGTAGTGTCTGCTTGCCCAGTTGCAGGGCGTTGGGGTCGATACCGGACGCGCCGGTCAGGAATGTCTGGGCGTAGCCTGCCTTGCCGCCAGCTTGACCGGTTCCTTGCGTACCAGCAATCACGCCTGCCATGCTCGGAGCCTTGGCCAATTGCGGGGCGGGCGTGGGCTTGGGCGCGGGCTGCGCCTTCGGCTGGTTCTGCTTGGACTGGTACGCGCTGTATAGCAACATGGCACCAGTGGTGTAGGGGTCGCTCATAGTTCCCTCGTGTAAATCGTCTCGAACTTGCCGTATCCCATGCTGGGCAGCAACCGCTCCAGCGGGGTATCAGGCTTGGCACTCCACGACACCATCGTCGCGCCTCGCTCCCTGGCCGCCCGTTCGGTTGCGCGCATCAGCAGCACCCCCGCCCGGCCCCTGTGTTCCGGCGCAACGTACAGCACGTCGTTGTGCAAGTACGTCATGCCGGTGTAGTGCATGTGTGGCCCAAGGTAGCCGATTGCGTAACCCACCACACTGCCATCGTGCACCAGCAGCATGGCCAGCAGGCGATTCATGTTCTCCAGCGCCTCGTATGCCGCCAAGGCGGGGGCTATATCTCGGCCGGGTTCGAGCTCGTCGCGCTGACGTTCAAGCAGGGGCAGCAAGTGCTCCATCTTGTCCGTCACGGTCGTGTCGTGCACCTCGTAGCCCACAGCCTAGCCTCTGTCCAGTAAGTCAAGCGGATTGTATTCCCTGCGCGGCGTATTAAGGCAACCGATAGCATCCATCGGGTCATAGGCCAGCGGGTTCACCTGCTTGGTGATCAGCTTGCGCTTGGATACTGGGAAGGCGAAGGATAGGGCCAGCGCATCTCCCCGGTTTGGCGATGGCAGGCCGCGCTTCTTCATGTCCTCCTTGCTCTCCAGCTGGATCTTGCCATCCATGCGTGGCACAGTCTCGGGGCCTATAAGGTCGTGGTACAGCGCCTTGTCGTCTGGGATAGACCCGCCTTGCTTGAGCCAGTCGCGTGTCAGCTTCCACATCTCAGCCCGCTTGTTGAGGCAGCCCTCGTCCGCCGACTTGCCAGAGAACCATACCAGCGTCCAGTCTCGCCCGAGTGTCAGGCCGGCAGATACGATGCCCGTACCGTACCCAGCATCAACGAACACCATGTCCGCCTTGTGCTCGTCTTCCAGGTTTGCCAGGATGTTGGCTATCTCGATGTCGTTGTCGTTCTTCGGGATCGCGCGCAGCACCTGGAAGTGCAGCCCCTGACGCTTGCCGATCACCAGCTCGTCGTCTCCAGACCATGCTGGGTCACAGGTGAGTATGACCGGGGCGTGGTCGAAACTGCCGACCTTGTAGTCTCGCTTTACTGCGTCATCCACGTCCTGCACGCTGATGAACTGCTTGGCGGACAATGACGGGAACATGCCGCGCACGCGCACCTTCACGAAGTCGGAGTCTATGCCGTAGTCGTCCACCCATTGCTGGATCTGGTTCTTGTTCGTGATGGCAACCGTGCGGCTGTCTATCTGCCTGGTTATCCACCTGTGTCGCATGCCGTGGAAGCAGCGGTGGAAGTCTCCACTGTTGCGTGTGGGGTTGCCGAACTTAAAGAACATCGGCTCGCCGTCTGTCAGGCCTCCCTCCGCCACCTCACTGATCGCGTCCGGGATGGCTGATGCCTCGTCGAAGATGTAGAACGGAGTGGAACTCGCCGCGTGCAAGCCGGCGAAGCTCTCTGCGTTCTCCTCCCTACAAGTCTGTGCGGAACACTGCCAGCTCTCCGGGTGCTGCTTGTGCACCATACGCATCGATCCCTTTCCCGTCGAGATATCGAACCAGTGGCCGGTGATGCATCGCTTCGTCCACTTGGTAATCTCGGCCCATGTCTTGCTGGACAGCTGCTCGCTGGTGTTGGCGGTGACGATGCCCTTGGCATGCGGCCGAGTAGACATGATCCAATCTACCAGCCAGGCAGTGATGGCGGACTTGCCAATGCCGTGGCCGCTGGCGGTGGCCATGCGGATCGCGTCTACCGCGTTGACGCCATCGAACTTGCGCCGGCGTACCTCGGCGCCCAGCTGGTCCAGGAACTCGCACGCCCACAAGTCTGGGCCGTGTA